TGTTAATTGTTTTAATTTGAATCATACTAAATTAATATCAGAGCAACTAATTATTGTCAATCAAATGATAACATCATATTAAATTAATTAATATCAGAGAAACAACTATAAATAGAATTTAAATACTGTTGCAATTATGCAACACTTAACTACATTAGAATGATTATAAACAATGGCAAATATTAAATATAATAAGACAATTGAAAAGACTATTTTAAATAGACTTTGTAATGGTGAATCAATCAGGAAGATTTGTAAAGATCCTGATATGGTGAGCTGGGCAACATTTAGTCAGAAATTAAAAGACTCTGAGAAATTACAAGATCAATATTACACTTGTAAAAAGATCGGAATTGAAATGGTTATAGCTGAAGCTCAAGACAAATTAATGGAGTCTATTAATACACTTGAGAACTCAGGCAAGATGGACAACTCTTTACCATTTGCTCACTTAATAAAAGAAATGCAATCTAACGCAAAGTGGTTAAGCTCTGTTTTAAGTCCTGTAAGGTATGGAAAAGACACTAAATTAACTTTAAATGGTGGAGATAAACCAATAGAGATTAAATGGCAGCAGTAATAAAAGCTAAGTAATACAAGGATTATATTAAATATTATTCAACCAATATATCCAAATTTATACAGTACATTTATAGACAAAGACTAAGCTCAATCAATATAAACAAAGATTATTTATTTATTTTGCAACATCAAAGCAACATGACACCACAAAACATAAGTTTTTATTTATAAAAAGAGCTTTACCAATTGATTAGCAATCAACTAGCTTTTTTTTTGGTTAGTTTCTGAGGTTTTAGGGGGTTTTCAAAGCAACCCACAGGCGAAACTAAAAACGCAGGTACGATAATAACGATAGGACTTACACACAACTAGATCAAGGATTTTCAATGATGGATTTTGATGACGATAAAAAAGGTTACTCAGCAGTAGTTTATATTATGGAAAGCAGCAACTCTGTTGTTGTTCACTTTGGAGGATTTAACGATCTCAAAGAATGTAGATATTTTTCTCACCACATCATGGAAGATTTTGGCATTGAACAATTATTAAATGTACCTCAAGGAGTAACAGTTCACTAAGGGGGTTTTGTTTTAAAATGCCAGAGATAGTCATTCCATATAAGCCAAGAGAATTACAAAATTTTTTGCACAAAGAAATTGATAAGCACCGATTTAATGTAATCGTTGCACATAGACGAAGTGGCAAAACAGTAATGCTAGTTAATCACATGATTAAAGCAGCTCTTACTTGTCCTTTGCCAAACCCTAGATATGCCTTTATATCGCCAACATTTAAACAAGGTAAATCTACTGCTTGGGATTACATCAAGCAATTTGCAGGTAAGATACCTGGAACAAAATTTAATGAGTCAGAATTAAGATGTGATCTACCAAATGGATCAAGGATTACAATTCTTGGAGCTGAGAACGATCAAGCACTAAGAGGTATATTTTTAGATGGATGTGTTTTTGATGAAACACAATCTATCAAACCAACTATATTTCCAGAAGTCATAAGACCAGCTTTGGCAGATCGAAAAGGTTGGTGCGTATTTATAGGCACACCAAAAGGTAGAAATTATTTCTATCAACTTTATAAAGATGCTAAAGAAAATAAAGATTGGTACTCTGGTTTATTTAAGGCTAGTGAAACCAACATATTAGATTCTGATGAATTAGAAGCTGCAAAGCAGATGATGTCTGAGGATTTATATGAACAAGAGTTTGAGTGCAGTTTTCAAGCTGCCATAACAGGTTCGTATTATGGTGCTTTAATCGAAAAATTAGAGGCAGACAAAAGGATTACAGACAATCTGTATGATGACAACCTAGATACTGAAACATGGTGGGATTTAGGCTTAAATGACTCTACAGCGATATGGTTTGTCCAAAGGTATAAAGGAGAAATCAGATTAATAGATTATTATGAATCTGCTGGTGAGGGTTTAGATCATTATGTAGATGTTGTTAATAGAAAAGATTATGAGTATTCAAAGCATATAGCTCCACATGATATTAAAGTTAGGGAGATAGGTAATTTTGGTAAATCAAGATTAGAGAGTGCTTTAGAATTAGGTATTGCTTTTGATGTAGCACCAAAACTATCTATTGAAGATGGTATTGAAGCAGTCAGAAAAGCACTTCCTAATTGTTGGTTTGACAAAAACAAATGTCAAAAAGCTATTGAAAATTTAAAGGCTTACCAAAAAAGGTGGGATGACAAAAATCAATGTTTTAGAAATAAGCCAATGCACAATTACGCATCTCATTGTGCTGATGCTTTTAGAACAGGCATAGTAGGTGAGGGTGTAGAAATTAGTGACTGGAAAGAAACAATACCAGTTCAAACAAATTATATAGTTTAACATGGCAAAAGTATCAGAATTAGAATTAAAAAATATTATTGGTCAAGAGATAAATAACTCTATGGGTTATATGGGTGGAAACCTATCATCTCAAAGAAAGAAATCTTTAGAATACTACATGGGAGAACCATTAGGTACTGAGATTGATGGCAGATCACAAGTTGTAAGTACAGATGTTGCAGATACTGTTGAAACTATCTTACCCAATCTTTTAAAAATTTTCACTTCATCAGATCTAACTGTAAAGTGTGAGCCAGTAAAAGCTGAAGATGTAGCTCTTGCTGAACAAGCAACTAACTATATTAATTATATTTTTAACAAAGATAATAATGGTTTTAGTATTTTATATACTTGGTTTAAAGATGCGTTAATTGAAAAAAATGGAATTGTAAAAATTTATTGGGATGAATCTCAAAAGGTTGAGCAAGAAACTTATGAAAATTTAAATGATGAAGAATATAGAATTTTAATTAATAGTGATGATATTGAGATAGTTGAAGAAGAATCTTTTGTAGATGAAACATCAAAAGAACAATTAAAAGAAATGAAAGCCTATGCTGAGGCTCAAGGTCAAGATGTAGGTAATATACCAACACCTAAATTACATAATTGTATTATTAAAAGAACATCAAGCTCTGGTAAAGTTAAAATAGAAAATATACCACCTGAAGAATTTTTAATTCAAAAAACTGCAAAGAGTATTGAAGATGCAACTTTTGTTGCACATAAAGTTTTAAAAACAAGATCCGATTTAATTGAAATGGGTTTTGATAGAGATGTAGTAGATAGCTTACCAACTCAAAATACTGTTCTTTTAAATGATGAAAGATTAACAAGGTATGCTGACATAGATGAAAGTCCATTAAATGATGCTCCAGATGAGAGTACACAGGATGTAGAAATTTATGAGTGCTATGTTAAATGTGATGTAGATGGAGATGGTATTGCAGAATTAAGAAAAGTAATTGTTGCAGGTAGTAATGCAAATACAATTTTAGAAAATCAACCTTGCGATTTTATTCCTTTCTGTTCTTTAACTCCAGTTCCAATGCCACATAGATTTTATGGTAGATCAGTTTCAGAATTAGTTGAAGATGTTCAATTAGTTAAATCTACAGTTATGCGACAGTTGTTAGATAATATGTATCTAACTAATAATAACAGAGTAGCCATAATGGATGGAATGGTAAATCTTGATGATTTACTTACATCAAGACCAGGTGGTGTTGTTAGAACTAAACAACCACCGACACAAGTTATGATGCCAATGCAAAATCAAACGATTTCGCAACAAGCATTTCCTCTATTAGAATATTTAGATACTGTTAGAGAAACAAGAACTGGTGTTACAAGATATTCACAAGGATTAGATGCAGATAGTCTAAATAAAACTGCAACTGGTGTAAATACTTTAATGAGCCAATCGCAAATGCGAATGGAGTTAATTGCTAGAGTGTTTGCTGAAACAGGTATTAAAGATTTATTTAGAAGAATATTTGAACTAACTGTTAAGTATCAAAATAAAGAAAGAATTGTAGAATTAAATAATAAGTTTGTAGCTGTTAGTCCTACAGAATGGAAAAATAGATATAATATTTCAATAACTGTTGGTTTAGGAGCTGGTTCTAAAGATCAACAAATATTAATGTTAAATAATATTTTACAAAAACAATTACAGGCTTTCCAATTACAAGGTAACAAAGAATATCCAATGGTTACTTTGAAAAATATTTATAATTCACTTGCTAAAATTATTGAGGAAGCTGGACTTAAAAATGTTGAAAATTATTTTGTTAATCCAGATCAAGGTAAAGAATTAATACAACCTAGTCCTCCACCTGAACCTACTCCAATTGAGAAAATAGAATTTACTAGAATTGCATCTGAGGAAAAACGAAAAGTTGCAGAGCTTGAATTAGAAGCTAAAAAATTAAAAGCTGAAACAGCAGAAGCTATTTTAGATTTTGAAACTAAGATTAAAGAAATGGAGCTTAAGTATAATACGCAAGTTGATGCAGCTAAAATTAAAGCTGATGCAGACTTGGAAAAATTAGTAACTGCTAATAGAAATAAAACTTTCCTTGCTGCACAACAATCATCGGACAAATTAGATAAACAAGTAGATAATTTAGATGGACAACAGCGAACAGGACAAGCTCAACCAGGAGCTGAGCCAAGCGAACAAAGCTAAACAACTTTTTGAAGATCCTTTATTAAAAGAAAGTTTTGATAAATTAAGAAAATTATATTCAGAAAGTTTATTTAATACTGGTGCTGCAGAAACAGACGCAAGAGAAAAACTTTGGTTAGCTTATAATGTAGTTAATAAAGTAGAACAAAATTTATTAGAAATAATTGATACTGGAAAACTAGCTTCTAAACAATTGGAAGATTACAGAAACAGTATTAAGAAACAAAAATTCTAATCACTAAGGTTAGGATAAGCCAACCTCATAAGAGGAGCTTAACTTAAAAAGGAAAAACAATGTCAGAAAATCTAGGCAACCCATTAAAAGGATCAGAAACTGATTTGCAAAAAGCGACAAAAGCATTAGATGGTTTATTGAATCCAAAAGAAGAAGAAACAATTGGACAACAAGAACCACCAAAAGAAGAAATTAAACAAAATTCTCCTGAACCCACAAAAGAGGAATCTGAAGAAGATCAACCAGAGGAACAGGAAATAAAGGAAGAAGAAACAGAGGCAGAGTCGCAAGACGAAACTGAAGAAGAAACTTCCGAAGATGTATCTCAAGAAGAAGAACAAATTGATACTCAAGAGAAACTAAAAGATTCCACCTACAAGGTAAAAGTTGCAGGTCAAGAATTAGAAGTTACCCTTGATGAGTTGAGAAATGGTTACTCAAGAGATGCTGACTATAGACAAAAGACTGAAGAACTTTCT